CCTAGTACATATGCTCCAGTGTATCCATACAATAATGTTATGGAAACAGAGAGTGGCCATTGTAAAGAATATGATGATACTCCTGGCAATGAGCGTATAACGGAAAGACATAAGAGTGGAACAAGATACGAGATAGATCCAAATGGTACAAAGAATGAAACTATTGCAAGAGATAACTATCAATTAGTATTAGGTCATGATACGCTTGAAGTACATGGTAATGTTAAAATTATTGTAAGCGGCGATGCAGATATTGCTGTAGCAGGTAATGTTGCAACAACAGTTGGTGGTTATATGACAGCTAACGTTAAAGGTTATATAGATGCCACATCTACTGAAGGAAATATAACTACTACATCTACTGAAGGAGATATAACAGTAACAACAACTGATACGACTAAGAAGATAACATTGGCTGGTAATGTAGACATCACTGAAAATTTAAATGTAACGAAGAATGTTATCGTGACAGGTACAACTCATACTAGCACATCACAAAAACTTGATAGTCATCAACACGGTTCTAATAATGTCAATCAAATACTGACTGACCCACTCACTTAGGTATAAATAAGATATATGGCACAGATAGCACGACAAGCAACATACAAAGATTTAGATTTTACTTTTAAGCAAAATCCTAATACAAATGACGTCGGAATAAAGAAGGACAATGCTTCAATAACACAAAGCGTATTAAATATACTTCGTACTAATCATGGCGAGCGTCCATTTAATTATAGCTTTGGTGCAAATCTTAGATCGTATCTATTTGAGAACATGACAAATATAACAGCAGCAAATATGTCTACTTCTATTAATGTTGCTTTAAGTAATTTTGAACCAAGAATAGAAATATTAAATACAAATATTCAGGCAAGAGCTGATGAAAACGAAGTAAGAATAACAATAACCGGTAGAGTTAAATCTAGTAATGAAATAGTTGATATCGCTACCACAATAGAGAGATTACGATAATGGCAATCGAAAGAAGAATTAATGCAAGTGAATTAGACTTCGCACAGATAAAGTTAAATCTAGTTGCATACATGAAGGCTACTGATACAACCTTCAATGACTATAACTACGAAGGCTCTGCAATGTCAACCATTATAGATGTGTTAGCATATGTAACTCACATTAACTCTATGAATGCTAACTTCGCTTTGAATGAAACATTCCTTGATACATCTCAATTAAGATCTTCTGTGGTATCTCATGCTAAACTATTAGGATACACACCAAGATCTATTGCACCATCCGTAGCTTATGTTGATATGGTAATGGCAAAGGGAACTGCTACACCTTTCTGGAATCACGATGGAAGCAATACACCGCTTCCTTTAAGTATACCGAGAGGCACAAAGTTCTCTACAAGTATTGACGGTGTCACATATCCTATGTTTAATTCAACTACTACATCGATTATTTATGATGCAACCCTTGGTTGGAAGTTCACTAATCTTAAAATAGAGCAAGGTACATTAGCAAATATAGTATACACATACGCAAATAATACATTTGAATCATATATTATTCCTGCTACTAATGTAAACACTGCTGCTATTACCGTGACCATTTTAGATTCAACTTCAACAAATGCTGCAGAGGTTTATACCTTGAATACAAATGTTGTTAATCTAAATGGTACATCTCCAGTTTTCTTCTTAGAAGAAGGAAGAGATGGATACTATGAAATTAAGTTTGGTGATAATATTATTGGTAAGAGACCAGGAAATGGTAACAGTATCACAATAGAATATTCTACAATCGCATCAGGCACAGATATAAATGGTGCTTCAGTATTTACTATGACCGATTCATTGATTGGTAATACTGACGAGACTATCACACTTGTAACTAAAGCTACTGGTGGTGCTGCAAGAGAATCTAAAGAAGCTATTAAATTTAATGCACCTCTTGCTCACATATCACAAAACAGAGCTGTTACTCCTGATGACTATAAAACAATTATTAAAAACGAATTCGCTGATGTTGAAGCTGTTGCTGTATGGGGTGGAGAAGATAATCCTATCCCTGATTATGGTAAGGTATACATTAGTATTAAACCTTTGTCAGCTGAAGTACTTACTGCAGAACAAAAGATAACAATCAAGACAAACATTCTAAAGCCAAAAAACGTTGTAAGTATCACTCCAGTTCTTGTTGATCCTGATTATACATATATTGATTTAGAAGTTTTCTTTAAATTTAATCCTAACAAAGCTACAGTTACTGCAAGCGGTCTTGCAAATTCAATAAGGAGTACACTTATCGCATATAACGATGCAACACTTAAGAGCTTTAACGGAGTATACAGAGACTCTAATGTTGGTCAGAAGATTGATGCTACTAACGTTGCTATCGTATCTAATATCACTCGTGTTAAAATGACTAAGAAAATTACTCCTACTCTAGGTGTAGATACTAAATACGAACTTAAGTTTAATCAAGCATTGACTGACTTAGATGCTACTACAGGTTCATTAGGTTCTTATTTAGAATCAACTACATTTACATTTAATAGCATTGACTGTAAACTTAAAGACTACTATGATGCTTCAAGTGATACGCGTATTATTCAAATAGTTGATACGAACAACTTAGTACAAGTTGCAAATGTTGGTGATGTAAATGAAGAGTCTGGTATAATTACTATTGATTCATTTAATCCAACTGCAATACCTACTGGTACTACAACAATCGATGTTACGGTAAAGCCTGCATCATCTGATGTATCACCTACACGTAATGAACTATTAACAATTCAAACATCAACTGCTAAGATTACTGGTGAAGTAGATACTATGGCAACTGGTGGTACAACTGCTGGTATTGATTATACAACGGTGAGTAACTAATGTCAAGTACTCTTGGTAAATATAATATATCATCTTATATAGATGAACTAGTACCTGATCATGTAGAGTCTGCATATCCTGAGCTAGTTAATTTTCTTAAGACATATGCATTATATTTAGAGCGTACTAATAAATCTGGATTCTATCTTAACTCATTAGATATCCAAAGAGATATCGATCATGTAGAAGATGAATTACTTACAGAACTACAGAACGAAATTGGTGTTGCAATACCAAGAGACTTTGCTACAAATCCAAGGATGTTCTATAAGAGACTTGTTGAATTTTATAAGTCACGTGGTACACCTGAATCGATCACATCATTCTTCCGTGTTATATTTGATGATGATGTTGAAACATATTTTCCATTTGTAGATATACTTAATCCATCTGATGGAAAGTGGACAGATCAAACAGCTGATATTATAGCAGATAGAACTAAATTTACACCAGCAAATGTAATTACAATATCTGGAACACCAACAGTAGTTACTGGAAGTAACGATGCGAATCAAGCTTTAATATTTGATGATGATGTTGTATTTGTAAATAATACCCATCAGACTCCAGGTACTCATTATGTTGAGTCAGTCTATTCAGATACTACTACTAAATACAAATTAACATTTACCACTGCATTAGCTAATAACGATGTGGTTAGAACATATGCCAAAGGTTTGTTTACTAATGCAGATGGTTTCTTATCAGATAAGAAATTTATACAGGACTCTTATTACTATCAGCAGTTCTCATATGTTCTAAAGACTGGTAAGAACATTGCTGATTGGAAGAATGCATTCACAAGATTAGTTCATCCAGCAGGATTTAAATTCTTTGGTGAGATTGTTATATTAATTCAGTTACTTAATCAAGGTAATAACCAAACACAACTTGGTAATCAGTTACCTGTTGGTAAAATTCAGTTTAACATTGGTGCATTCCAAGTTGGACCAGCACAATTTAATAGTCACATATTAGAGAAATCGTATACTCACTTTGCACGAGGCAGTTCAGAGCTTGGCATTATAGGTATGCATAACCATTGGGAGAATATGAAGTTCAGATATTTAGGTCCGAACTCAGATTTAGCACGATGGACAGTTCAAGATAGTATAAATAACAATATAAGTACACAATTTGGAATGGGTGGCGCTAGCTCACTCGTCATAACATAAGAGAGGAAATAAAATGGCAGCAATAATCACAAGTAAATTTAGACTAGATACAACGAACGCGTTCGTTAATAGTCTTAGTGATAATCAATTCTACATGGCACTGGGAAGGCCGAACGCATGGACAGACGACGCAGTTCCGACAACTCCATACGAAAATGACTATACATCACACACTTTATGGGAAAATATGTTTGCCATGAAGAGAGTTGATGCTGCAGATATTATTCATTGCTCCCCAAGAAACCTATGGGTTTCAGGTACTTCATATGTAGAATATGACGATCAAGATACAAATATAGAAAGCAAAGTATATTTTGTTATATCTGCAAACAATAACGTTTATATGTGTTTGAAGAAAGGAACAGGAGCTTCAACAACTAACCCAGATAATACAGGTGTTCAAACATCTGGTGTTATTAATCATAGTGGATCAGATGGTTATATATGGAAATACATGTATACAGTCCCAACAGCTGATGTAACTAAATTCTTAACAACATCATTTATACCGGTAAGACATATTAAAGAAACACCTCCAGCTG